ATAAGTGTTGCGACTCCACTCTTTGGTTATATTAGCAGATATTTCCATGAGTGCCGGGCCATGCAAATCCGTGAGAGGGAATTTACTCACGGTGTGCACATAGACTTTGTAAGAGACATGAGTGATTTCAGAGCCTATGTGCATAGTGCTTCAGTATCTGCCATGTATTCAGTTGACAGATACGATGTAGAGCTTCCACCATATGAGGTGGTGGATGCTGTAGAGCCTCAACCAGAGTTCGTTCCTGTCCATGACAATGATGATACTGATATTGAAGATGATGATCATCGTTATCGTGGTGACTTTGAGGTTGAGGTTGTGCGCAGACTTGAATTCAGCAATACCTATAAGGTGTTACATCGACCAGCTAATCCAGATATTGTCAATCACCTTAGGCAGGCAGCTCAGTTGTTTGATGACTACTCATTTGATACATTCAAAATGTGGGTCATGATATTTACAATGATACAATTGGTTGCTTTTGCCACAAGTATTGGACTGATTTCATTCATCATCACTGTCATGTATCATACCTGTAGTCTTTTGTGGACACTTATTGAGTTTGGGGGAGTCAATTGGATTGATTTTCTCAATGGGTATAGTGCTGCATTGACTGTTCAGGTGGTGGCAGCTGGTAATTTCTCTTATTGGCAAATTTTGGAGATATGGCTGCCAGGCAGTGGGGTGTTGGTTGCGGTGGTGTATCTCAGGACATTGTTCAAGCGTGCTTATAGTGTTGGTTTTTGCTATAACTTGTGGCGCATTCATCCAGAGTATGGGTTGAATGGTGCTTCATCTAGCTTGTTGTTGGATGAGCATGATGTCACATGGACACAAGTGATTGAGCAGAGACCTTTAGCAGCTGAGACAATGACTGAGAGTGAGTACACAGCGCAGCACAGGTTTGGTCAATTGGTTGTTGACTATGAGTGTTATGGGAGATGTGTTGTGACACGTCCTGTGCTGATTTCCAACCCTTTGTATGAGTGTCTGCTCACTGAGCTCCATAAGAATGTAGAAACTCTAACTGTCGAGAAGTTGTCTGCCATGGCTATCAATTTGTATGGCAGATTGACTGATGATCAAGCTCTTGGGGAGTCGTTGATAGTCAGAGAGACGGTCATGGTGGCAATCATGCGCCATAAGGGTTTTCTACTGGGTGGAGCTTACTACGGCAAGTTGCTCTAGACACCTGTTATCACATCTTGATGGTGTCTAGGAAGAAGGTGTCAGTTATCTACCAGCCTTCATTAAGTGTATACTTGAGTGCCAATTTTGTGCACCCATTTCAGCGGATCCCTTGTTATAGATTAAGGGACGTACACTTGGCGGGTAGAATACCTGAGATGAGGCCTAACCCTCAAAGGAGACCTAGGGGTGTTCATGGTGCGTGGGAACATTACACCCCTAGAGCAATCACCAAGGTGAAAAGCAGTGATTATGTTCACTTGCCTGGTGGAGTCTCATTTGTTGGTACAGTTCCTGATGCAAGAGATCCGGAATTAGCCGTTGAGGGGTTGCGGAGGCGTCTGTGGAGAGTCATACCTGATATCACGCACAGAGCTGCTCAAGATATAAGAATGGCAACATTCAAATTATTTGAGCAAGTAGGACCACTAACTGATGCGGATATACCGAGTGTTGAGCACTGGTTATCATTGTGTCAAGGGTGGGCGGCTGCTGTGCGTGAGAGGCGACTAGAGGAGTATCTGACATTGGGTCTAGACCAACAGATAACTAACTTCTATCTTCAGACAGATGAGTTCACTAAGGTTGAGATGTTGACTGATTTCAAGGCTGCTAGAGGCATCTATGCAGGTAGTGATCAGACAATAGTACAGACAGGACCAACATTGTGGGCCATCTGTGGCAAATTGTTGTGCATAACTAAGAAGTATATGCGCCCTGAAGAGGTGGTTAGTGCGATGAAGAAGAAGCTTGGAGGCTTCGGGTGCTTCGTTTGCACTGACCACACTAGTTGGGAGGCACACATCAAAGCTAGGCTAGCCAGACTGACAGAGTTGACGTTGTATAGGTTGATGACTAAGAGTCTGACAGGTGGAGCACGGTTTATGATGTGGATTGAGACTATGATGACACAGATTCGACATTGTTCGAGCTTCGCATTTGATGCATTTGTCAATTGCAGGATGAGTGGAGATTATGACACCAGTGTTGGTAACACAATAGTTAACTGGTGTGTCATGTCAGCAATAGCACATAGATTTGGCAACGACAATTTGCAAGGTTTTGTTGAGGGTGATGACGGCATCTTCGGCTGGGTGGGTCGTGTACCTGGCGCTGATGAGTTTGAGAGGATAACAAGAGAGTATGGTGTCACCTTGAAGGCTGAGTTTCATACTAAGCTGGGTGAATGCTCTTTTTGTCAGTTATTCTTTGATGAGGAAAGTGACGATCTAGTCATTGATCCCATTAAGGCTTTGGTGAAGGCATCAAATTCATTGAGCCCTATGGCAAAAGGTAGTGACAAACTAGCACTAGAGTTGTTGAGAGGGAAGGCGTACTCATCTCTAGCACTAGCGCCTAGTTGTCCCATGACCTCTGCGTGGGCAGAAATGGTTCTGAGGCTGACAGCCGGTTTGAATGCCCGTTATGATAGACGGGATTGGTACAAAGCAAATGAAATTTTGCACCTCGATCTAGAGCATGCTTGCTCTAAACCCATTCCTGACAGTAGTCGAGAACTTGTTAGCAAGTTGTTCGATGTACCAGTGTCGGAGCAAATGGAGTTTGAGATGTGGTGCAAGAACTCAACTGAGCTGAGAGAGTACCAAGCACCATTCATAGGCTATTGGCTTGAGAAACACATACCAGCCTGGCACTACTGGACTATAACAGTAAGTTGCCACCCAGTTAAGTAAGCTCCTTACAACTGGGGCCACATGTGGCAGGGCAGGTCTGCTAACCTGCTGTGATTGTTAAATTTGTGTAGACGGACTTACTGAAAGGCTTATAAAATAAAAATATACCGAGTAGGGGCATAAGTGATGAGTTACACAGTAATCATGTAATTCCTAGGTCAGTGTTGAGAGAATGCTTGCCACTAGGTTTTGATGATCTGTTTCTCTGATTAAGCGCTTATCTACACATGGGGGTCTGTGCCCCCCTCTCACAACTGCCACGAGACTGCATCCGCAGTAGTGGTTGACCAGTGAGGTAGTGGTCATTAAAGATACCTCCTGAGCTCTACAC